ATATTGAGATAGCACTAGAGAAGATGGAGAAGGGCATACGCCCGCACTGCATTTTTAGTGCAAATCTTAAAGATGAACCCATCTCCCATAAGAAAGCTGAAATGAATAAAGTTAGGGTTTTTTATAGCTGTCCTCTTCCTTTGTTAATTATAGTTCGTATGTTTTTAGCTTCCTTTTGTCGAGTTGTGCAAAGGAATCGAAGATTATTTAAGTGTGCTGTAGGCATGAACCATTTTTCTCTAGAATGGGGACAATTGTATAAATGTCTTACTCGTTTTGGCGATTGTAATTTTATAGCAGGGGATTATGCTTTCTTTGACAAACGTATGCACTTTGTCATTTTGAGGTATGCTTTTCAAGTGATTAGATTGTTATGTAAAAAAGCAGGTTACACAGAGTCGGAGATGACTGTTTTAGAAGTAATAGAAGGAGAAATTTGTAACCCATGTGTTGATTACTTTGGTAGTAATTTTACATTTTTGTCTTCAGAAGTGTCTGGACATCAAATGACCACTATTTTAAATTGTTTTGTAAATGTTTTGTATCTGTCGTATGCTTACATTTGCTGTGGATATGATATTGAGACATTTTTTGACAATGTAGAATTAGTGGTTTTAGGTGATGATCATGTGGTAGCTGTGGCAGAGGAACATGAAATGTATAATCATACTAATATAGCCAAGGTTTTTGAATTTTTGGGAGTTGGTTATACGATGGCAGATAAAGAATCAGCATCTGTACCTTATATAGATATTACTGATGTTACTTTCTTAAAGAGGCGTTTTGTTGAAGATGATGAAACGGGTTATGTCTTCGCCCCGTTAGAGTTGAAATCCTTATGTAGGACTTTAACTTACCAGATCGAAAGTAAGACAGTCCATAAAGACTATCAGTTATTTCAAGCAATGACCAGTACTCTTATGGATTCTTTCATGTATGGAAGAAAATTCTTTAATAAATGGAGAGAGATTTTGTTGTGTGCACCAAGGTCAGAAGAACTAGAAGTGTACATTGCGCAACAACCTTTCAAAGATTATGATTATTATCTCGATTTATTTTTAGGTCGAGCGGCCGTGATGGGTCGTAGCCAAAATATCACCTCTGGAGTTAGTTACTGCAAGTCTGATGAGGATCTCCCCCTTTACGATTTGAGAGTGGAATTCCAGAGTTTGGCCACCAGAGCGTTCCTCGAAGTTCCTATTCAGGAAAGGGATCGGTTGCCACCCGAAGAAAGGAGTGCGGATGTAAATAATGAGTTAAATCAACATCCTAAGAATTTAATACTCGCGAATTATCAAAGTAAAACAAGTCCTGCCTCGAAGGACTTTAATAAAGATATCGAGGACAAAGTTATGTCAGAAGCAGACCCTATTGAAGAGAATGTGGCAGTGGATCAAGAAACTATTAAATTTGTTAATGAAATTACTAATAGTCCAATTGATATCTCCACAGATCTAGACATGGTTGCTTCTAACGAAGTAGTTAATACCACTCTTGGGAAATATCTTAAAAGACCTGCTAAAATAGCTACTTATACTTGGGCCGAAAATGAATCTGGTGCTTTAAAAGTTTCGTATAAACCATGGCGTTTGTTCTTTAATATAGCTTCAATTAAAAATAAAATTCTGAATTATGCGTACATGCGTGGTAAACTGCACTTGAAGTTTACAATAAATGCATCACAATTTTATTATGGTTCGATCGCAGCTATTTATACACCAGGTTTTGGTTACTCCGTTTGGGATAGAGCTGGTCAATCTAACACTTATGATGCAGGCTACCAAGTTTTATCATCACAAAAACCACACGTTTGGTTGGACCCTCAAAAAACATCTACAGAGGAAATGGTATTACCATTCACTTGGTGCCGTGATTTTATTCAAATGAAGAATAATTCTGATTTGGATAATCTTGGAACCATCGATTTGGTACAGTATGCTACGTTGAGGTCAGCTAATGGTGTGAGCACAGCTGGTGTAACAATTATTGTTTATGCCTGGATGGATGAGATTGAATTAACTGGTAATACAAGCGTAGCGACTCTGCAGTCTAAGGTAACACAGGGTACGATAGGTAAAGCGTGTAGTGTCGCATCTCGTATCTCTGGTGAACTTAAAGACGACCCAGATATTGGCAGTTTAGCTATGTCAGTGCAAGGGTTTAGTAAGTCTCTTGGAAAAGTAGCAGACTTTTTTGGATTTACTAATGTTCCCGTTACTGATGATGTCAAGCCTTACAAACCAACAGCTTTTCATACGCTAGCTTCTAGTACTATTAGTGAACCAATTAATAAACTTAGTTTGCAACCTATGCAAGAAGTAACTGTTTCCACTAAAACTGATGGTATAGATGAAGGTGACCCTTTGACAATTAAATCATTTGTTGGTAGAGAGAGTTTTTTAACTGGTTCACTGTGGGCTACAACTAGTGCAGAAAATGCTATTTTATTCACTTCCTTTGTTACTCCAAATTTGTGGGTGCAAAGGGCAGTAGGAGCTGCTGTAGAAACGTATGGTACACCAATGAGCCATGCCTCTCAGTTATTCGAAAATTGGCGTGGTGATATTATATTTAAGATTAAAGTTATCAAGAGTAAATATCATCAAGGTCGTCTTAATATAGCATGGGATCCATTGGTAAAAGATCTTTCAACTATGCCCAATAATGGTGATCCAAGTGTTTATAATGTTGTTATGGATCTGGAATTAACTGATGAAGTAGAAATTCGTGTTCCCTACATGCAAGATAGGCCATTTACCAAAGTTGAGCATAATCTTGCTACGTCTCATTGGTCTAATGGTCCTGTTCCAACAGGGTTATTGGCCAGTAGCAATGGTTGTTTACAAGTTCGTGTTATAAATAGGCTGACAGCACCTGAAGCTACATCTGATGTCGACATTCTTGTTTTTGTACGCGGAGCTGACAATTTAGAATATTCTGTTCCCTATCCTCTTAATAAGAATGTATCCGTTTTGAAATATCAATCAAAGGTCACTCATGTTGACTTATCGGAAAATGAAGATTCTTCAGATCGATACAAAGAAATGATAGGTGAACGCATTGTTTCCTTACGTGAATTATTGCATCGGCAAAGTTTAGTAAAACACCAGATAGTTCCAAAGAATGCTGATTTTGCTGGTGACATTCAGTGGATTCATATTCCTGTAAAACGATTGCCTAATTGGTATGGGTATGATTCAACGGGAGCTGAATCTGCTCGTAATATTGGTAATACTGCTTATATACCTTTTAACTATTGTAGGACACACCCTTTGAATTTCATGGTTTCATGTTTTCTTGGTTATAAAGGTAGTACTAATTATACATTCAATGTTTTAAGGGAATTCACTGATGAAACTGGACATACAATGCAATCTGGTGTAAGTCATGCTAGTGTATCTCGTATGGTAATTAAGTCTAATAATGATTATAAGACTTCAACTTTAGCGTTGGCAGATACTGCTAGTACCTCATTACATATGTCTTTACGCAATGTAAATGACAGTAGTAATTTAACTTCACTTGGTGATGGTCAGATGGGTATGGCTCTGACTAATCAACTGACACAAGCCGGTTTAAGTGCAAATTTGCCTTATTATTGTACTAGTAAATGGCTATATACTTATCCTGTCAATTATTATTCTGACGTTGGTGCAACTATGATCTATGATGATCAAAATAATGATTGGTTTAAATTTACAACGTCAAGAAGAATTAAATCTGGTTCTGCCGATAGAAACTTAGAAGTAAGTGAATATTGTGGGACAGGTCCAGATTTTAATGTCTTCTTTTTCATTTGTGTGCCGGTTTTATATACTTATACACCGTCACCGAATACTGCAGAAGTATAGCTTCTGTTTCTTCAAAAAGGCCTTACGGCGGCCTTCTCTTTTGAGTTTTGTAACCTTCTATGGGTTTTTACGTAATTATGTTAGTTTTATGTAGACACTCTGGGAGGAGTGTTAAAATTTTTTATAACATAAGGTCGTAATTTTCTTTATAGATGGTGAAACACCGTCAATTTGCA